TGTGCTTGCCATTTCTGACTATCTGCTATCTAGGCCGCAGGAGTGGCCTCTGCCGCTCTAATTTGGGCTGCCTTTTCTGCTTCGCTTAACAACAAATTGTTGTTGATGGCGTTAACTGCCGCCTGATAATCAAGCGCCGCCTTGTCCATCTTGCTCTTCGTCTCGTTCTTTATCTGCGTCTCCATATCGCTAGACTTGCGTTTAAGAGTGGTAACAGCATTGGCAATTAAAGCTAAACTATCAGCCTCCTGAGTAGACACAGTTGAAATGTCTTTCGCCAATAAGTTGTTCAGTCGCATATCAGCCTCTCGTGCTCGGCTTGAGCTTTGCAATCCAGAAGCTCTCATCAGCTTTTCCTGTTTCCTCCGCAAATCACGATAGGCTATTAAGGTGTCCTGCTTGGCCTTGTCATAATACCTCTTAGTCTTTTCTTCTTGTTGGCCATATTCTTTTAATCCTGTCTCTCTAGCCGTCGCTACTTGCGCTAACAAATCCTTCTTGTTACTGCCAAGAGTGTCGATAATCCAATCATAAGTCCCTTTTGCCTCGCTCTTGGCCGATTCTGCCGCTTTTTTCTTGGCTTCAAATGCCGCTATTGCTGCTTGTCTTTCTCTCTCTGCGGCTTTTCTTGCCGCTTCTTCTGCCGCTGCCGCAGCAGCACCAAATTCCCTGTCCCAACGGCCAGGATCTGCACTATAAACCTGTTCTGCCGTTTTGCGGTCATAGCCACCACGAGAAACCATGTTGCTGATGGTCTGCTCCTTTGTGCTGCTTCCACCACTAGGCTGAGACTCGCCGCCACCGCCAGCCGCTGGTCCAGGATAACTGCCAAGATTTGTTACCGGCTTGTCTGCCGCATAGACTGGTTTGACAAACTCAGTTAGTCCGAAGTCTGGCAAGCCCCAAGACCCCTTGTGTGGGCTAGTGATATTCTTCCACAACTCTCCAACATTCAAAAACTGCGGGTTTTTCTTAACTTCCGTCTGATATGTTGGCTGGCTCGGCGGTCCACGCAGTGTTTGCTGCTTCACCGGGTCCCACCAAACATTCTTAACCGGATCATAAGTTGCCGCCATATTTTTTCACCTCCTCCTTATTTATTAAAGGAATTTACTTTTTAATTTCTTTTTTGGTTAGGTAATCTTCGACAAACCGAAGACCGCCAATCCGTTTAGCGACTGCTACCTTGTCGATATACAAGGCTTTCTCTAAAGAGCGCCAGTGGTTAATCTCTGCTTTGAGAATTAGCCTCACACGCTCCTCGTCAGTCAACTTCTTGGCTTCGTCCATAATTACTCCTTTCTACTGTTTTAACTTAATTTTCATGCTTGCGCATGTGGGCTCTAAGTCCAAACTCTGACTTAGCCTCAAACCCGCAAACAGGGCAAACAGACGCAATCTCTTCGGCAACTGCCTTTTTGGCATTTTCCTCTTTTGCTCCCTCCCTGTTCGGCTCGTCTGCTTTAGGCTCGTCAGTATAGAACTGAACCCCATACAAGCGGTGCGATTTAAGGGCTTCGATTATCTCTTTGTCTTCGGTCTCATAGACGCCGTTTTCAAAGACAACCCTCGTTCCTGGCACAATTTGCCATTTAAGCCCCACATACCGCTTGGTAGTTGGCTGTAAAACCAACTGCAACGCTTTATACTTCTTGCTGATAAACTTCATTTTCTTCTCACCTCCTTTAACTTGTTAATTTGCGGGGCTTTTTGGTTACGGAGAAGCCCCAGAAACTTCGGCTATGCTGAGTAAGAAAGTGCATAGCGACTTCCATTAGCTAAAGCTCGTGACATTGGTCAACACAGCAGACTTTTTCTCTCCTTTGAACTCCAACCCAACTTCTGCTTTGTATTCGTCTTTCTCGGCGTCTTCGTCATTTGCTTGGATGTTCGTGTAGAGCTTGGTGTCTCGGTTCGACAAATACCTGTATGCCACGCTTTCGATATCAACAAGATAAGCATATCCGCTATACACAGAAGTTTCTGCGAACAGCTTCATGTTCACCAAGTTGACAACTCCGTGCGGCGACAGATACTGAGTCACCGAAATACCGTAAGTCTTGTCCTTTGGCAACATTCTCAGCTTAGCATTCGCCCAGCTAGATACTGCCGAAATCACAATAGGAGCGGCGAAAACGAATTTAGTGGACGAACCATACCTAAATCCTGTTCTCAACCAAGCCTCCCATTCAGTCTCAGTCAGTGTGCCACCAGCGTCTGTCGAATTAGTGGAAATCCAATGATCAACACCGCCAGTAGCCCTGCGTGGGTGAGTGCCGCTTGTGTCTTCTTTGGGTTCACCGAACCAGAAAGCTCTTTCAATGTCTTTTTGGTGTTCGATTAGCTGCATCATTCGACGATGAGCCAAATCTTTACCAGTATACATTTCAGAGTTCTTGTTCGTTTCAGTCACACCGAATGGCCTTCGGAAGATTTGCAAATAATTGGTCTTCTCGACTGATTTAACAGTCTTGATTGTCCGCATAGTTGCACCTTCCTCATTGGCATTACCGACAATTAACAAAACGTCATTGTCGCTCATCGCTGCCGCTGAAGTTGAACCCCAGCCTCTACTAACCGTAAGAGTATTAGTGGAAACAGCAGTTACCAAAAATTGCTCTCCGGTCGTCACGTTCTTTACCACATCCCCAGCCCTAAAGTAAGAACCGTTATCAACAACGATACTGGTATCGCCGCTGGTGTAGCCTGCTCCGTGATTTATAGCGTCAACCATAGTCATCGCCTCTTCTTCGAGCCAATTATACTTAGGGTTGACTGCTACCCTCTTGGCTAATTTCTTAGTCAATTGGACTAACGGAGCGGCGTCAGGTTCAAGAACATCAATTTTTTTACTGATGTCAACTACCCTTTTGGCTGAAAGGATATTTCCTGTTCCGACTACTCCGGTAATTAAGGTCATTTAGTTTTCACCTCCCTCTAGAAAACCTTATTTAAATAAGTTTTTCCTTGCAAGGTAGGCGTCTACGATTGCATCGACCTCATCTTTTTTAGAAGAAGTTTGTCCTTCGGCCTTGCTTTCCGGCATTTGAGCCGACTGCTTTTGGCTTTCCTCTCCGGCTTTCACCTTTGCGGTTTCCTCAGCAATCTTCTGGCCTAATGCCAAAAAGTCTTTCATACTTGCCTTGAGGTTCTGGAACTTGCCTAACTGCTTCTGCCCAGCAACAAACTGAGCAAATGCGTCCCTGAAGACAGGGTCGCTCTTCAGTCTCGGCACTTCCGCCTCAACACTGGCTAGCTCTTGGGCCGCTCTTTCCCTCTGCTCAATTTCAGCGGCGATTTGCTGAACCAATTCCTGCCTCTCTTGTTGAGAGCGGTATCGGTAAAGCTGGTCAACCACCTTGAGCGTTTGGGCAAACAGGTCTCTTGCGTCTTGGACTTTCGACCAATCAATCTGGTCGGCCACTTGGTTAATCATATCGTCATCAGCTCCAGCTTGTTTGTCCTGTCCTTGCTCCTCTAAGTTGGACTTCTCCAACTCCGCAATCTGCTGACGGACACGGGAAAATTCCCGCTCCCTAACACGATATGCCTCTGCCAAAGCGCTGACATCCTGATATTCATCAGGATTGCCACCAAGATTCGCAAAAGCCTGCCTCAAGTCGGCTTCAGTTTTGAACTTGCCAAGTAAAGGTGCTTCTTCTTTCTCGCCTTCTTCCTGCTTTGCTTCTGTTTCTTCTGTTTGCGTCTCTCCTTCAGCTGTCTGCTCCTCTGCTGGCGCTTCTTCACTGGTTTTCTCCTCGTCAGTCAAAAAGTCGTCTGGCGAGACTTCCGTTTTACCGGTAGTCTCGTTGACTTCCTGGCTTGCTTCGGAGGCCTGTGTACTGTCTTCTACCATTTATTCTCACCTCCTTTCTGGTTATCCCTTTCGGGGCCAAATAACTGCACCCTTAGGGTGCCGGAGTTGTGCTCCACCTCTCTTGCCAGACAATAGGCTAAGACCAAGAAGGGGAAGCACAACCCTAGCGCCCCAAGAGCTAATAACTATTCTGTAAACGTTCCTTCCGGCTTTTCAGTTACCGGTTTTCCCTTGAAATATATCACACCGTCCCTCACCGTTGTCAAAGCGGCCTCTTTGGCGTCAATAATGCCGCCGTGCTTGACAGGGCAAGAGATGCACTTGACGCTTTTTTCTTTCAAGTTGTCAATGACCCAGTAGTGCTTGCCGCCGGTTAGGCTAAACTCCTTAACTTTGCTCCGCCTGATTTTGTGGCCTCTCTGCTCCAGAACAGACCATATATCCGGCAACTTACTTTTTTTCTTCTTCTGCCTTGCTTTTCTGTTCTGCGTATCTTTGGCCATTTTTGATTGAAATGTCAATCCAACTGATAAAGTTGTCAATCATCTCTATCTTGCCCCGATATTTCTCGGCAATCGCCTCGTAGCTTAACCCGTCGTGCGGCTTAAAGCCGTTGGCGAATGCTCCGAACATCAGCCTTCTCTGGTTTTCAAGGTAATTCCGGCAATCCTTCCATCCTGGCTGTTTTATTAGCCGCTCCAGCCTCCGGCCCCTGCGGATTACTTCCTCCACTTGTTTGGCCGAGAGTTTGCGGAATAGCCGGCTGTAGGCCAGTTTGGCCTTCTGTCCCAACTTGAACATTCTCCCTCCTTTCCAGCATCTGCTCGCTGTTCGATGGGCTAAATTCTAATGAGTTAAGGTATTTCCTACCGATAAGCTCGATAGCGTTTTCTGACAAGTTGTGGAATGGCGGCTGTCCTTTGGCCACACGATTAAGGATATCCTGCCACCTGGCCACTTCTGCCTGCTTGTTGACCGCCATTGTTGAGCCGCTATCAACTACAAAGTGAATATTCCCTCGCAATTGCCTGATCTGGTCTGGAGTAATTACCATCTTGCCTTCTTGAGTGTTAACCCCCTGCTTGCGGTTAAAGAATTGCAAGTTTCGGCTAACATAGTAGCTGCCAATTTGGGCCAAAGCTGTTTGCTCGAACATCTGCAATTTGAACTTAAACCTGGCGTTGGCCGCCTGCTGCAACAACTCGACTCCGCCTAAAGTCTTGTTCATCGACGGCTTGCTCTGCCCAGTCGTGTAATCGGTAACTCCAGTAATGTTCTGCAAGATAATAAACCACTCAGCCATTTCCTTGTAAGAAGATGAAGCATTCTCGCCCACATCCAACGGCTGAATGGCGTTCATGTCGGTAACCTGAACCACAGTGTCTGGTTCGGGGATAAATTCCTCGCCGTCAACCAAACCATTGGGGTTAACTTTCCACATCCTAAGAAGACTGCGGATAACCCCGTCAAGCCTCATATTGGTTACATCGCTCATCATGTCTTCAATCTTCTTAATCGGGTCAACCTCGCCCCAGCCATAAAACTCGTTGGGAATTCTAGTGTCCTTCATAAAGACAACTCCAAGCGTGCCATCGTGATAAGGGTTCTCACTCCTGCGGATAACTAACTTGCGATTGACAACGATTGTCAGCTTGTCCTGCTCCCTCATCTCTAATACTTCGAACTGCCCCTCGGTTTCGTCCTTGAGCTTGTAGTCTTGCGAGGAGAAAATGCCAGCCAATTCCTCATCGTAGTTTTTAACATCAGTCGTGCCGTATTGCTTCATCCGCTTCATCTCTTTTAACTTGTCGATATTCTTGTAATCTCTCGGAGAAGCGTTGGCCTCTTCCATCAGTTCATCCAGTGTCGCCCACCTCTGGCGGATAACCCAACCCATTGAAGAAAGAGACTTTTTCTTTGGGTCAGGGAAGAAGTGGAAAATGCTGTCATACTCAAACACAGGGTCGTCAATCACAACCCTTTCCACCTCTACTTGCTTCCAGTCTGGCTTCAATCCATTCTCTCTAATAGCCGGCATGTTGTCCCAAGACGGCTCAAGTCCCATTTGGAGAGAATACGGCTGCCACTCCTTAACTTTGCGAGTCTTTTTAACCCAAGGGACATAGCCCACTGCATTGCCAGTGATAAAGCACTCCTTGACAAAATCAACCATTCTGGCAAATGGCGGATTGTCTAACAAGTATGGATGTTTTAGCTGATAGCGGATAAGCTCCTTGAGCGCCAACTCTGCTTGCTCGTCATTCTCTTCCTCAGTCTTAATTGAGAAGTCTGGCAATCTGGTAAACATTCTTGGAAGAATTGTCTCCACAATCTGGTAGGAAATTGGCAGCATAAGCTGGAAGTAAAACGGGTAGTTGGCCGGGTCTTCATCGACCGCCTCATCAATGGTGTGGATAAAGTAATGCTTGTAATTATCCAAAAAGCGGTCAAAATACGGCTGAGTGTATTCCTGTGAGAGGGAGAACCGCTTTTTAACCTGAGTTATTACGTCTTTGTCTGACATCCTAGCTTGTTTTTAGCACGGACAGCAATAAAGTGTCAAATCAACACGTCGCTCTTACATTGTGCGACGTCTAATATCCTTTCCCTTCTCTCTCCCCTATCAGCTCTCCAGATCTACCCTCCGGAAGCAAGTTTTTGTCTAGCCTCCCGCCCTTGTGGTTTTTACTTGACAAGGGCCAAGTGCTTTCTCGTTCCGTATGGGTGAGTCTGTTTTCGCTGGCTGGAGTTAGTTACTCTTTTTCGTCGGAAACCAATCTGGAAAAGAGTCAGGTCTCTCCAGCAACCTGGCCGATCCCTGTCCAATTATAAATTGTGCTATTCAGTGCTTGTCAAGTTCCAATTCTGCGCGATGTCGTATTTTTACATTGTGCGACGCGGGATATAGTTTGATATAGTATTCTCGGTATAACTTACAATTGGCAACAAACATTGTGCGACATGTTAGTTAGCAGTTAACCAACCCTATCACCTAATTTTAAATCGCTTCTTTTTCCTCCGGAAAGCTACCAGCCTTCTGGCGGCATTCCCGTGCTTGCCGGTGAGTGGTTTTTTCTCAACATATGGGTTTTCCTTTAAGACAAAAAACGCAATTGCTAGCGCTATCACCATATCGTCATGGCTGCCTTCAGCCGCTTCCAGCCTGCCGTTTGGTTTGCGAGTGAAAGAAGACAACTCTCTCAAAGTCTCCTCGTCCGGCAATGAGGGAATTTGCCTCGTCCTGATTAGCTCGGCTAAGTAGCCTAGCATTAGCGGCTTGGTCTTCCTGTCTGTCCACCAGCCCACTTCTTTGGTAACTTTCTTCTCCACTTCAGAAAACCGCTCACGCAGGTAGAGATACGGATAATTGAGCGTTTTTAGCCTATCAATAGTAGATTGCCCCATGTTGTTGGCTTCAACGGCTAAAAGGGCGTTGTTGTAGTAGCGCCCCAGCAAATTTAGCTCGTCCCCGAACTGTCCAGCGTTTATCCTTCCGTGCCACTTTGCCACCATCTCCCAAGTTTTGCGATTCAATGCTACAGCCGCACAGAAGTCTGTCCCCAAACTAGCGGTGTCAGCGGCAACAATGTATTGCCCACGATGTTCAGGAACCTCCCAAATCCTGACAAAGCCGTTGGAGTTCTCTGAGAATGTTTGGTTTGGCGGCACGCCCACCAAGTTGCCCCTGAGAATTGGTGGTTTGGCCTGTTCAAAGTAAAAATCAATTGCTTCGGGGTCAAAATACGGGTTGCCAGTGAAAAGAAACGCTTCTTTGGCATTTACAGGATACTCCTGCTTAAAAGTTTCTTCTTTGGAATGTCCTTCCAATGGCACAATCGATTGGATTTTCTGCCTCCGCCAGTAAAGCTGGCTGTTGTCTAAGTTATACTTCCTTTTCAGAATCTCCTCTTCTTCGGTCAACATAAAATCTTTTGGTGGTTCTAAACGGTATTCGTCGCTGTCCTGCCAGCCGTAGAAGTGGCGTTTGTAGCCGTTCTCGTCCCAGTAGAATTGGTAGAAGTTGTCCCTGCCGTTGGCGGTGGTTTCGAAGATAATCCTAGTGTTCTTGTTCTCTTGCGGCACGGCCTCAACCACGCCGGTAACCATCCGCCAGTTTTGGTAATGCGCCGCCTCTGAGAGATGTAGGTTGTGAATGTCTTCACCTCGTCCAAAAGCTCTCGCCCCCGCAGTGCCAATGTAGAAGCGGGAGTTGGTTACCTTATTATAAAGTTCTCCGCTCCTCGACACAGTCAATTCGACGGGAATCATCTCTGGAGCGTCTCGTGTCTCGATGTAGTATTTAACCTTAGCCAACAGCTTCTCGGTCGCCTGCGTCTCGTGGGAAATCACGACCGAGTAGGAGTTAGGCTTAAAGAGGAAATCAACCGTGAATATCGCCTCAATCAGCGATGACATCCCCTCCTTCCTCGCCTTGACGATTTTGTCTCGCCAAGTCATCTCATCGTAGTATTTTTTTTGAGTTGCGTTGAGCATGAACGGCACTTTCTTCTGCTGTTTGTTGACGATGTAAAAAAAGTGCTCGATGACCAGCTTCGGGTCGCGTATCGCCTTCCTCTGCAACTCCAAGTAGAGTTTAGATAGCTTCATTTTTTAGCCACAACCTTTTTAACCTCTTCTTTGGTTGGCTTCTTGATTTTTGGGCTGACTTCCAGAACGCCCTTCTCATAATCGATTCTCTCCAGCCCGCAGTTGCCAACTGCGTTCTTGGCCATGATTTGCCTGAGCCTAAAC